TTGTTTTAGTTGCAGCAATAGCTTTTAGAGGATCTGGTGATGCCTCAGCACTGGCTAGCCTGGCAGCTGAATAGGTTAAGCCGTCAGCAGTATCGCTGCCGATAAATACATTAGAGTCTGGGCGATTTAGCCAAAATATTTGATTGAGCGAGGCAACGTAAACATCAGCCGAAAAGTCGGGGTCAGTTATTGACTGAAAGCCACCAGCATCATCGTAAATGTAACCGTTTCCGTCACTAATAATAATGATTTGATTATCGTCTGTGCCATTGGCATTGATGCTGACTTTTGTTGTCGTTCCGCCAATATTGCCTAGTAATGTCGCAACACCTGCCTCGTCGACACGGTAAAGCTCATCACGGGAGGCCACATATATAAACTCCTTGAGCGAATAAAGACCTCGTATAGGGCCACTACCGACACTAGCAAAAGTCTTCAATCCTGGTGCTCGTCTAACCCGTGTGAAATTGCCGTCTTTGTTTGCTTCGATGTAGCAGTTAATCGCCTCCGAACGGGAGCGCCTTGAATTGTAGTTCTGGTCAGCACCGCCTAATGCTATAGGTTGATACATTAGCGTCCACCATTCAGGCTAATCTCTAAATCTGTGTTTTCGTTGTCAAAAGCTAAAGCGTCAGACAGTGATCTAATAGCTATTTCTTTGATTTCCATCGATAGCTGTTGCGGCACCCTGTATTTAATCTTTAGCCTGTCAGCAAGGTTGTATGTGACAGCCTCAAGCCAAGACTTAGGCATGTCTGCGCAGTCATCATTATTCACAAAGTCGTCAATCTTGCGCTCATACGTAAATGTTAGCGGATAGGTTGAGTCTGCTGGTGTCTGCCATGTCCACAAGGTGCCTTGCGGTAAGCTGCGCTGATAATAAGTCTGTGACACCTGGCCTAGACTGTCTTGTGTGGGTAGGTCAAAGAATCTTTTGTGAGACAAGCTAAATAATGGTGTTGTATTTGGGCCGGTTGAACTCCAAAAGCCATCGAGCCGCCTCACGCTGTCATTGAATATGCGGTCAACTGAATCTATCTGATCGCGGTAGAATACAAGCTGTGTTCCGCTGTCCATATCTTCCGGTAAGCCGTCATCTATAGTGACATCATTACCAGATACACTGGTAACTTGAGTCCAAAATATGTTGCAGTCTTCTTTTAGGAAGCCTATCCACCAATCAGCATCAAGAAAGTCGGTAACTTCCTGGCCTAATTCAAGCTCAGTGGTTGATACAGTGACCGTGGTTGCTGCTGTCAAAGCGTCAGTAGTCAATTCTGTCTTTGTGTAGTAGTCAGTAGCTCTGACCTGCTCCAAAGTGTAGTTATTTTTACCGGCCTCTAAAAAAACAATACCTTCTGAGTAGGTCCAAAGGTGCAATCCTTGGTTGAGGAAGCTGGTTAATAGAATATTAAGACTACGGCGACCATTCTCAAACTGATCAGCAGACAAGGTTTCACCCTCAATGCCAATTTGGCATATAGCGAAAGCCTCCCTGATAATGTCGCTTGTGGTCATCCTAAAGGCTGTTGATCCGCTAGAACTTCGGCCAAAAGGATCGGCTGTTGAAACTGGTGCGCTCATAGCTGAGTTATATCCTCTGGCGGCGTGTAAACGTTAACACTATCCTCTCTTTCATCCTTGGCACCCTTAAACACTCGAGTAGGCCTAATCTCTGGCGGGAAGTCTTGAGGCTGGCGAGGCTCATAGTTGTCCTTGTGAACAATTAAGCCATTCCACAACTTAACAGAATCAGACATTTTAATTTTGAAGCCTGTCAAATCATCAACAGTATTACAGGTTCCATCTTCATAATATGAATTATCTGGTGGCTTGCCTTTTCCGCTTGCCGTCTTATACCTCATCATGCACTGCCAGCATTAAGTATTTGAACTGTAGCTCCACCGCCCGCCATCGTTGCGCCTGTAACCTGTAGCGCCTCAATGGGCGTATCAGAAACGACAACGCTTGCGTCAGCAGTTAAAGAAGTCAATCCGGTAATATCAAACCAAGTCGCTGTCTCGCCTCGATTGAGCTTTGAGACCGTACCTTTAACAGTAACTGTCCCAGTCCCAGCGTAGGCCACAATGACTGATGTATCACCAGAGCCCCAACGGCCATTAATAGGCACAACGACAACATCGTCAGTGGTTAAGTCGACGTCTTTGCTTACGTATGCAGACATATATAACCCCTTAAAAGTGGTAAGTGCAGCCCGACAAAGACTGCATACCTTATAAAATTACCGCTCTTTTGCAGCTAGGATATAATCAACGCTCATGGTTTTTGCCACCGCTTCGCCATTCTGAACGCCAAAGCTAACCGTCAGCACTTCGTCATCAGGTAGGTTTGTGGTAACGCTAGAGCCTTTCTTAACACCATCAACAAAGTAATCGACCTTGCTCTTGCCATCGTAGTAAAAAGACAACCTAATAAATGTTGCGTCGACATTCGTAGCAATTGCAGTTGCCGTGGTCGCTGTGTCGTTCTTCTCAACAACAAAGTCTATGTTAGCGTCGCCGTCATCTTTTCTGAAGAACACGCCGTCTGTAACATCTAAGGGGGTTGTGTCTGTGATCTGTAGCCCACAAACCCAATCTGATTGAGTAGCATCAGAAACAGCTATCCGAGCATCAAACCAAAGCTTTTTGCCAGCAACAAAGGAAAATGACTCGCCAACTTTATTGAAAAAGTCACTATCATTGTCAGCGTCATCATTGGTGATTAACAACACACCGCCGTCAGCATCGGTTAGCGCTTCAGTGGCACTGCCTGCGCCAGCCTCAACCGTGGTAATAGTCCAGTCTGCTGCTGTGAAATAATCAAAATCATCGAAGTAGATGTGCGCTTTGGTCACGTCAGGAAGTAAGAATTCACCTAGAGGCGCACCCTTGCTTGCTGTAGTTAATCCGTTTGGAAATCTAGTTGTCATAGTAACCCACCAGTTTTGTAAACCACCATAAGGCAGTAGGTAATAAGCAAAAGGGGCTTTCGCCCCTCACTAAGATAGCGCTTAAACTTGTCCTGAGCCGTAGTACTGACGTGCGTCAGTAACACCAACTGAGAATCGAGTTGCGCCTTTATAACGGAAATTTGAAGTGCCAAAGTCGTTATCCTGAGCGAACTCATGATCATAGCGACGGAAGAACTTGCCGCCATCCATAACGTCAGTTCGTAGGAACCAGTTATCAGCATCAGTAAAGCGATGATTGACGTGGTAGCCACCAGGAACAGAGCCAGTTTTAGACAACGCGTTAATAGCATTGTTTGCTGTGTCATTCTGTAAAGTGCTGCCCAAAATTCGTTCAGCAACAAAACGCAATTGCCGTGGAATGTGGAGAGTCTGCACCTTAGCGGAAATGATTAAGCCTGCATCGTCGCGGAAGTCTTCAACGTTGATAATGGCATCTTCTAAGCTAGCCTCAGATAAATCTGCTGGCGTAGCCAATACGTTTGAGAACGTGCCGCCTTTAATCAACTTGTGGGAGCCGTTAAAGATACTCAAGCCATCCCAGGCAGTTGCCGTGCTGTAAGCATTGTTGAATAAGTTAGCTGCAACCTGCTCCTCAGTGTGAACCAAAGAACGCTTGAGTGCTGCACCACCTTTGGTAACTAGATCTAAATACAAGTTATCTCGAATAGCTTCATCAGAGATAATCATACCTAGCGCATATACAATATGGTTGTAGCGCTTTTTCTGGCCTTCCTGCATCGCATCATATTCGATCTGCTGACCTTCTGGCTTTTGCGAAGCAATACCAGTGGTAGCAAATGGAACATCTTCTTCATACGCTTTCTTTGAGTTTAAAACCTCAAGGATTTTTACGTATTCCGGTTCATAGTCTTTATATTCGGTGTTGGTAACAGCGTTAATGCCCTCTTGGAGCATACGGGCCATATTACCGCTACCAGTTAAACCGCCGTTTACTGTAATAGTCATTTTATAACCCCTTATACACCAGTGGTGTTGCTATATGGATCAAGGTTTGTCGAAACAAGCCACTGAGTGAAATTGCCAGAACCGACGGTATTGCCTTCAAGCCCCTGAACCTCA